GGTCGTGCAGATCGACGGGCCGATGGTGCGGCGGGTGCTGGCGCTGATTCTCGACGACCTCCTGGACGCGCCAGAGCCCGAGGACGACTAGTGCTGCGCCCGTTGCCCGGGACGGCGGCGGCGCTCGCCGACCTCGCGGCGCGGGCGGGCGATGCCTGAGCCCGGCGCCGGCGCGGGCCGCGTCCTCGGCCCCGACCATCCCTTAGCGATGCGCGCCGCGGCGCGCTTGCTCCTCGAGCAACGGAAAACGCTCGCCACGTATGGGAGCGCGGGCGACCCGTGGGCGTTTGTCCGCGACTGCGTCTGGACGCGCGACGAGGCGACGGGCCGCGTGCGCCGCTACCCGGCACGGGACTACGCCGAGCTCCTCGTGCGGCGGTGGCAAGAGCATCCGTTGCTGGCCGTCCCAAAGTCGCGGCGCATGGTCGTCACCTGGCTCTTTGTCGCCTGCAACTACTGGCTCGCGCGCTTCTCCCCACATGCGAAGGTCGCGTTCATGGCGCGGAAACTCGGCAAGACGGAAACCGAGGGCTCGGCGGAGCTCGTGCGGCGGGCGAAGTTCATTCACGATCACTTGCCGCCGACGTTTCCCCCGTGCGAGGCGGAATACTCGATCGGCTTTCTCCGCTTCCCGAACGGCTCGGAGATCGTCGCGCTCGGCGAGGGCGCCGAGCAGGCGCGCCAGCATACGTTCACATCGGTCTTAGCGGACGAGGTCGCGTTCTGGGATCATGCCTTTGAGACGTGGGTCGCGCTCCGCCCGACGATCGAGGGCGGCGGGCGCTTGACGGCCGTCTCGAGCGCGGGCCCGGGCTTCTTCAAGGACCTAGTTCATGATCAACTTGGTTAGCAAGAGAGTTGGACGCCCTCCCTTGCCGCGGCCGCCGGTCGTGCTCGCCGACGATGGCGTGCGCGTGCCCCTCACGCAAGGGGCCGCGACAATCATCGACGAGACCGACGCGCGGTACGTCGGCGATTGACGCATGCGCTATGCGACCGAGGTCGAGCTCGGGGTGACGGTCGAGGTCGTCGACGCCACGCGCGGGGCGCCGGCGACCCGGGGCGCGCCACCCGAACCCGACTTTGTGGCGCTGTGCGTGCGCTTGGGCGCGCTCGAGATTACCGACGCGCTCCCGCTCGAGGTGCTCGCCGAGCTCGAGCTCGACGCGCTCGAGCGGCTCCGCCGCCTGGCCGACGAGCCCTAGCCGCGGCGCTCGAGCTGCCCGCCGGGAAAATGCACGCACGCTTCGTCAACGGCGCTCTCGAGTACGCGGCGCATCTCTTTGAAGATGGCCGCCTCGCCGGGCGTGAACGTGTTGCGGGCCTGGTAGTCGATCCAGATGAGATAGCCGAGGCCGACATACACGGGGACCAAGAGCAACAAGAGCGGGAGGGTCATCCCTGCGCCCGCCCCTCAAGAATCTCGACCCGGCGGCGAAGGTCCTCAACTGCCGCGGTGCCGCGGAGCGCCTCCCCGAGGTCGCGGCGCAAGCCGCGGAGCTCGTCGACGAGGACCGCGGCAAGCCGCTCGACGCCCGCCAAGCGCTCGTTGGTCACGTCCACGAGCGCCTCGACGTGCCCGAGCCGCTGATTCGTCACCGCTTGCCCGCGTTCCAAGCCCAAGAGCCGCCGCGCAAGCAGGTCGCGCGGCGCGCCGTTCGGGCCGCGCCCCTTGGTCGCCATGCGCTGTAACGCTACCGCGCCCGCCGGATGGGTTGCAAGGCCCGCCGCGCCCCGCGCCACCGCCCGAGCGCCACGACGCCAAGAAACGCCGCGAGGTCCTCGGGGTCGTCGTAGGGCACGAGCACATACGAGCCGTCGCGGCGGAGCTGGACGCCGAGGCGCACGGGGCGCTCCCACGGCACGGGCGACAGCGCGCCGCCGCCCGGGGGCGCGTACCACATGCCGTCGAGCCCGTACCCGGCCGTTTGCAGCGCGTACGTCGCCGCCATCTTCGCCGTGGTCTTGCGCTCGACGATGGCCGGGCGCGAGCCCGGGAGGACGCCGACGACGTCGGTCGTGCCCGCGTACCCGTACGTCGGGTGATACAGCGGGACTTGCGAGGCGATCGGCGTAAAGCCCTCGTGCTCGCGAAAGGCCATCCACGCCTCGACGTACGGGAGCGCCTCCGGGTGGACGCTCCGCCAATCGAGGTCGTCGGCGTCGAGGAGGTCGCAGCATTTGTCGACGTGAATGCCCCGCTCGCGGGCATGCTGGAGGACGCCCGGCGACACGACGGAATAATCCGGCGTGAGCCCCGCGTCGTCGAGGAGCTGCGTCACGCTCGGTACGGGCGCGCCGTCGATCCGATATTCATGCGTCGCCGGGTCGAATGACAGCATGCGGGGCGTGGCCGCGGGACCGCTCGGGAGCGTCGTCACGGCGCGGCCCTAGCGGAGCGGCCGCCGCGGGGCGGCGTACGTACGCCGCACGAGGCGCGGGGCGGGCCGGCGCTCGCCCTGCAACGCGGCCTCGACGGCGACCGGGATTTGCGCACAGAGCGCGTCGTACTGTTTGTAGCTGCAGTGCGTGACCTTGGCGCGGCCCTGCGTCGTCGCGACCCAGCCCGCGAGCCAGTCGAGCGCGCGGGTGAAGACTTCCTCGTGCGCCTCCTGCGGTACGTCGGCGGCCTCGACGGCCTCGTGGAGGAGCGCCATCAAGCGCCCGATGCGCGGCTTCGAGAGCGCGTCGCTCGGCGGGGCCTCGTCACCGGTGGGCGCTGCGGGCGCGGGTGCCGGGGCGGCGGGGGCCTTGCGGGCGGCGGCCGCGGCGACCGACAAGCGGAGCTGTTCCGCCAAGTCGGGCGCCGCGGCGCGGGCCGGCGCGGCCGCGGGCGCCGACTGCCGGCGGGGCGCCTCGAACGGCGCCGGAGCGTCGGGGTCGGCCTCGCGCAGGAACGCGGGCATGTCCTCGAGGTCCTGCGTGAAGATTTCCGAGAGCCCGGCGCAGCGGAGCACCGCGTCGGTCTGCGCCGACTTCTGCGCCATCTTGAGCGTCTTGTTGACGTCGCCGAAGTCCTGATCGCGGTGGCGCGCGCCGCGACCCTCGGCGACGACGACGTCCGCCGGCGTGACCAGCTCGCAGATGAGCGTCACCAGCCCGGCCTCGCCGCCGAGCATCTCCCACGCGTCGACGTCGCGCTTGAAGCGCGGGCGGAGCTGGAGCAAGCCGCAGATCTTTTCGCTGCCCGGCTTGCAGAGCGTCGCCTTGCCGCCGCATGTCGCGCACACTGAGCCGCGGTTGTCCGCGGCACCCGGGCACGGCTTCTTGTCGTTCCGTGGCCCGACCTTGCGGTGAATCACCATGAAGTCGATGCCGGCGACGAGCCGGTTAAAGAGCCAGTCCACGAAGAGCTCGCGCGCCTTCGAGAAACTCTCGAGCTGCGCGGCGAGCGCCGCGGGGTTGCCGAGCACGAGCCCCTCGGCGACCAGATCGGGCACGAGCGCGGGCACGGTGGCGGGCGCTGCGGCGGCGGCCTCGACGGGCATGGTATCGGATTGCATAGTTTTTCCTTGGACGGCGCCGTGTGCTACATCGGCGGTTAGCGTGCCATTCTTTGCGGTGTCGGGGTTGCGCGTGCAAGCGGGTGCCCTGCGCTCGGGCGGGCAACGCAAGCTTGCGTTGCCAGAATCGGGCCCGGATCCGACCGACACGGCGGGGGCGCTTGCGGCATTCTTGGCGCGGCGGCGCGAGCTCTCGGGCGAGCGGCGCTTGGTCCTTGCAGTTGTGACGGCCACGTTAGAGGACCTCCGCCGGTATCCCATCACGAGCAAACCCTACGCGACCGCGTGGCGGTGGCTCATGAGCGACGACGAGCGCTGGCCGTGTGCGTTCCGCTCCTGCTGCGCCACGCTCGACCTCGACGCCGACGCCGTGCGCACGCGCTTGCGCGCGACCCTGGCCGCCCGCGAGCCCGCCCCGCCGAGCCGCCCAATGCAGACCTTCCCGGCGCCGCGCGGGCGCCCGCCCGTGCTGCTCTGTCGCGTCGCGAGCTAGCGTCATACCAGGTCAGACTACTCCCGGCCCCCGATATGTGTCAAGGGCGATCCGTATCGTGTCAGGTCCCTAGTCGGGCTCGACGCGCCCCCGCCGATACGGTACAGCTCAGAGCCCTATGGCTCGAGGTCGCCGCAACGGACGCAACCGCCCGCGCATCCCCGTCAACATTGTCTATCGCACCATCCAGGCCACCGGCGGCCCGACGGCCGTCCGCGCCGCGCTCGGCATCGGCGAGGCCACGCTCAAGCGGTGGCGGCGGCTCGGCGTCGTGTCAGATGCCCGGACTGTCCTGGAGTGGGCGGCCCTGATTCACCCGGAGCCCGCCGCGCAGCTCGCGCTCGCGCGCGCCCTCGCCGGGCTCCGCCGGCACGCGCGCACCCCATGAGCCCGCGGCTGCATGTTGCTGCCACGCGGCTTGCAGCTACGGCTGCCAACTGCGTAACTCTGCTGCCGTGCCGAAACGCAAGCGGAAACCGGCCCGGCTTGCTCGTCTCAACCTGCCGGTCACTGTGCACGAGAAAGCCTGGCTCCAGGACACGGCGCGCCGCCATCACCTCTCCATGTCAAAATTCGGCCTGCTCCTCCTGCGGCGCGGCGTGGGCGCATTCCAGGCAGACGGCCAGTTACCGGAGGGCTGACCCACGCCGCACGCGTGAGGCCACGCCGCGCCCTGTGCTGCCACTGGCAGCCGCGCGGAAGTCGCTTGACAGGTTTTGGCAACGGGCGTATCTCGCACTGCGTAGCTACGGTTGCATATTCTTCTAGGTTGCTGTAGGCGCTAGGTACATGACGCGGGGACGGATGGGGCGGTGGCGGCGGCACGCAGCACAGCATCAGACTCGGGGGCGTCAGGAGCATGCAGGATGAGCCGCGACGGAAGCGCGCGATTCTCCGCGAGCTCGACGCCGCCCGCGACGCCATCGACCAGCGCAAAATGCTCGAGGTGATTGCCCGGTTGCGCCTCGCAGAACGCCTCTGTGAAGACGAGGAGTTAGGGGCCGAGCTCCCGCCCCCGCCGGCCCCCGTGACCAGCCCCGTGCTGCTCGACATCAAGGCGGTCAGCAAGCTCACGACATACTCGGTCGGGCGCCTGCGGCACATGGGGAACACGCTCCCGGGCTACTACAAGTCGCCGACCGGGAAGGTCGGCTGGTGGCAACATCTCCTGATCGCGGGGCTCCTCATGCTCGAGAGCAGCGCGTGAAACGCACGGAGGCAGTCGAGCCCGGCATCTTCCGCCGGATCTCGCCGCGCACGGGCGCGACGCTCCCGACACTCTGGGTACACTACTCGACGGGCGGCCGCGTGCGCCAGGAGAGCGCGCGCACGACCTCGATCCGCGCCGCGCGGGCGCTGCGGGCGAAGCGGCTCGCGGCCGTGGCGGACGGCGAGGAGGTGCCCGACGGCCGCCTGACCATCGGCCAGCTCCTCGCCGAGCTCGAGGCCGACTATGCCCGCAACGAGCGCACGTCGCTCCCGAGCGTGCGCGGCTCGGTCAAAGCCTGGCTCGCCGCCGGCGTCGGGCCACTGCGCCCCGCGCTCCTGACGCCGCAGCAGGTCACCGCGATCGGGGACGGCTGGAAGCGGGGCGGGGCCACGAACGCCACGATCAATCGGCGCTTCGCCGCGCTCCGCCGCGCGTACAGCCTCGCGTGCCAGACGGGACGTTTGCGGGCCGTGCCGCATTTCGCGATGCGGGACGAGCGCCGACGGGGACGGCGTGCCCGCTACGTCCCGCCGGGCGATGCCGTGGCGCTCCTCGAGCAGCTCCCGACCTACGCCGCCATCTTTTTCGAGTTCGCACTCGAGAACGGCATCCGCCGTGGGCAGTTGGCACGCACGCAGCGGCGCTTCGTCGACCTCGAGCGGGCGGTGATCGAGTGGCCGCCGGAGGAGTGCAAGGCGCGCGAGCCCCACGTCTTGCCCCTGGTCGGCCGCTCCCTAACGCTCGTCGAGCAAGCCCTCGACGCCGCGCAGCCGTGGTGCCCCTTTCTCTTTCACGGCCGGTGGTGTCGCGGCGGGCGCCGGCCGTCCAAGAAGTACGGCTGCCTCGGGGATTTTCGGAAGACGTGGGCGACCGCGTGCGCGGCGGCCGCGCTCCCGGTCGGGGCGGTCGCGGGGGGCTACGTGTTCCATGATACACGACGCACCGCCGCCACCGCGCTGCGCGCCGGGGGGCTCGAGGAGGCCGACGCCATGAAGGTGACCGGGCACCACACGGCGTACGTCTTCCGGAACTACGACATGGGCAACGTCGAGCGGCTGCGCGCGGCGATGGACCGCGCCCGCACGGTGGCGGCCGAGCGCGCGCGCTTCCGGGGCCGACGGCACTAGGGAGGGGGACACATGACTGCGGGGGCCAACGGCCTGATTCCGACGGAGGTGCGCGTCGAGACGATCAGTGGCGCCCGTAACGAGCGGCGCGCCCGGGCGGCAGCGGGCGGGAACCCCGGAGCATCCGAATTTCGTCACGGCGTTGACGAACACGACGAGCTGACGATGGACTCAATCCGGGAATCCTTTGCACCGCCCTTTGCACCGGGGGGTTGCAGCATCCCCCGAAGCGGGCTAAGTGCCCGATCTCCTTCACACGCGCCCATAGCTCAGATGGATAGAGCGTCTGACTACGAATCGGGCGGCGCCACGTATCCGTTGGCACCTCCGAGCAGCGGACGCCCCCTAACGCTGCAAGATCCCGCAGATCCCGCGTGGGCTGGCCTCGGTAGCGTTTCATGCCAGATGCCGCCCGGTGCCAGAAATTCCTTTGCACCGCCCTTTGCACCGCCCGGGGTGCATACCGGTCGGGACTGATCCGTATCGCGGAGGAGGTGGGGGCATGAGCGTGCAGCGGATTCGGACGATCAAGCCCGAGTTCTTTCTCCACGAAGATTTGGCCGCAATCACGATGCCGGGGCGATTGTTATTTGTCGGACTCTGGACGGTGGCCGACCGCGACGGCCGTCTCGAGGACCGGCCGCGGCGGTTGAAGGTGCAACTGTTCCCGCATGATGCGGTCGACGTCGATCTCTTGCTTGAGGAGCTGGCCGTGGCCGGATTCATCCGCCGGTACGTGGTCGACGGCCACGCCTACGTCGACATCCCGGCCTTCCTGAAACACCAGCGGCCGAACGTGCGAGAGCCGGCCAGCGAGATTCCTCCGTGTCCCGCCCTGCACGTGCATGCACGTGCACGCACGTGCGTGCACGAGCCCCCCGCGCGCGCACAAGGAACGGGAACGGGAACGGGAACGGGAACGGGATTATCGTTCGCTTCGCTCACTCAGGGCGCCGCGGCGCCCCGGGTGACGGAGCTAG